TGGCAGTATTAAACTGCAACCAGTTCTCTGTCAGCAAAAATGCTAACTGGAACTGTCACTTCAGGTTTAAATGCTAATGCATTTATAAATTGGACGTTACTTCGTGCCTACTAGATAGACTCCATTTGTCTTTACATTCCGGTCGATCCTAGTTCACCCCCGTTAAACACTTAAACCTTAAAATGTTTCACGTGGAAGAATTTGGTGGAGGTGGTCGGTACTGCCCCGACGTCCCTGAAATTTATTACCCAAACTTCAACGTCTACAGTAATATTTATAACATCTTTTTATTGATATGTCAAAGACATCGATGGTACAGTCTGGTATGCTGTTTTATGTTGGGAGGATTATTCTACAATGCGTTTAAGATTTCCTGCTACTTGTCGTCCTCGAAATTCTACCATCTCATACTCCATTAAGTCGCCGTCATGGACGTCGCTTAAATTTGAAGCCTTTAAAGCAGATACGTGTAAAAACACGTCTTTACCTTCTTGATCTGGTGTGATGAATCCGAAACCTTTAGCGGAATTAAACCATTTAATTTTGCCTGTTGCCATATTCTTCTTATGTGATCTCTTCTTATTAATTATTATCTTACTGAATTATTTATATGAATTCCTGAAAAAGGGTGTTGTTGGCATGGATAATCGATTAAATCCACGCCAACTTTAAAATTACATAGAATTTTTCTTTTCTTGTATTTCCTTACGTCTAGCTTTAGCAAGTTTCCCTAAATTTCCTAGGGCCTTTCTAGCTCTAGCCGCCGCGGCTTTAATTCCTTTAGTTTCAAAAGCTTCGTTTTCTTTAACGTAACTTTCTACAGCCTGAGTAATCTGTTGATGTGTCTCACTCATGATTTTTATTCTCCTTAATTATAACGTTATAAATCTCCATCCAATTCTTAACTCTCCGGACTGGAGTTTCATTAGTATTGTAGCTTCTATTGTGTGGAAGGTCAAGCAATAATGAATTCAAACCGTGAGCCGCACCATCTTCGGCATTAATTGGTTTGTCTTCTATCCAAAATGTTCCTGGCTTGTACCGTTTCAGGACATCTATCTTATCGGCTCCTTGATCCAAAAATGTAATTTCATTAAAAACATTACCAAAAATATTTTGGAGGTTTTCTCTTCTTAATTGGTTTGCTTTTGAATCTAAAGTTTGTGATGTTATTACATCAAATTTGTATCCTAGATCCGATAATTTTTTTATATATTCAACACTACCTTCGACAGGTTCTAAATCTTTCATCCAAGCACTTTCATTGAATACTTTTATAAAGACTTTACTTTGACCGTCTCCTAAATGATAATTCATATCTATGCTATAATGATCTTTAGCAAATTTAGTAAAGCCTTGAGTTACCATCCATTCGTCGAAACCTTTCTCCCAGAGAAGTAAGACTCCATCGCAGTCTGTTGCTATTATTTTATTCATTTAAATATCCATCTAATCGAAATGACTCAATATCTCCGCCATTGTACAAAAAACATTCTACAGCAGATTTTATTTCATTAATAGATGATCCATATTCACCATAAACATCATATTCACCAGTTTCTTCATGTTGATCACTTTCAATAAACACACGGTAATCTGTATTATTACCATTGCCACCATGAGTAATAGAAACTTTTTCGTCAGAATCCCAATGTAGAAAATCTGCATCGTTGTCCATATCTTTTTTAAGTTTTTCGAAGTTAATATGAGAACTATTAATTTTAGGTGTTTTTTTATTCATTAAGTATTATGTTAATTTGAGACCTGAAGTCGATTCGACATATTTTTTAGCCATTTCTACTTCTGTAGGTGAGTAGGCCATAATACTATTTCTGTGGATTCTAAATTCTTGATGTTGTGGGGTAGAAAACATAAAAGGTCCTAACCCTATTCCTTTTTCTGTTCTGATTAACATCATAGGACGTTTTATTATAAATTCTTTATCAGTTATTTCTATTACCCTTCCTATAACTTCTTCACCGGTATTTAATTTCATTGATATTGTTTGGTCGGGCTTAATCTCTAGCATATTTCTCCTTATCTATTTTTTTAAAATGTTCTACTAGATTGTCATAATTTCCTATTAATTTTCCGTCTAAGACAATTTGAGGAACAGTTCGGACATTAGGAACTGCTTCTAATAATTGCTCTGTAGTCCAGCCTTCACCAATCATTCTTTCTTCATATACAATTTCTTTTTGTTCTAAAAGTCTTTTAGCCATATCACAAAAATGACATTGCATTTTAGACCAAACTATATTCGACATTTAATTATCCTTTACTTCTGGAATAGGAATTGCGCCTATGCCTTCATCGTGAAGTTTTTTAACTTCGTTATCAGTTGCAGTACCGAAAATGTGATCGTCTCTTTCTCCTTTAGATGCTTTTCTGGCTTCCTTGGCAAAATTACGACCAACGTCTTCACAGTTCTTTGTAACCCAATTATTTAAATTTTTTAATGCTTGTCTACTATTGAAAAAGACTTTGTTCTTTTTATCTTTCTTTGGCGATTCTTTAGTTTTAGTTTTAACAATACTAGGAGCCATTAGTGCTCTCCTAATATTAGGATCATCACACATAGGACAAAGTAGTAAATTTTTCTTTTTTTGATCTAGGTATGCAGTTTCAGAATCAAACCACCCTTCGAATTTATGGTCGTGTGTGCATAGTAAATTATATTTCGCCATCGTACTTAATTCTCCAATCACTTTTGGTATTGTTCTTTTTGTCCATATAATCTAGTATAAGATTGATTGCGAGAATTGTCAAGCCGAATCCAATAATCATCCAAAGTCCTTTGCCTTCTTCCCAATTGGTTAAAAGAAACCAAAGTACTTCCATGCCGTCCATATTTTGAAATTTATCCATTATAATTTAAATTTAGAAAATTGTCCTTCTTTTATATCTTGATTAATACCACCAATTAAGTATGACTCTACTTCTGTTTCTTGTGGAGCAACTTGTAATTCTCTTGAACTTAACCAATGTCTAGTCCAAGGTAATGGATCTTGAGATGGTGGAATATCATATATTGGATCAAAGCCCAAAGCTCTTAATCTTTTATTTCCAGTCCATTCTACGTATCTGTGTAAAAGTTTTTCATTTAATCCTATTAAAGATCCTTCATTAAACAAATGCTTTGCCCAAGCCTTTTCTTCTTCTACACAATTTTTAAACATTTGAATAACTTGTTTATCGCAACTTTTAATAATTTTTTTCATTTCAGGGTCATCGCCCTTTTGCCAATTTTTAATTATACGTGATGTTAGGTTTAAATGCGTAGCTTCATCTCTAGCAATTAATGATAATATTTTAGCAGAACCTTCCATAAGTTTAAGTTCGCCAAATGCAAATGTACAAGCAAATGATACATAGAACCTTAGTCCTTCTAATAAATTAACACTAAACATTGCCAAATACAATTGTTTTTTAACTTCTTTAAGATCACCTTTACCTTTTACAAAATAATCCTGTGCCACACTTCCAAATGTATCATAGTTTTCTGTAACTGATTTTGCTCTTTTAAGTATTTCTTTGTCTGTTAAAATAGTATCAAATACTTCAGATGGATTAGGATAAACGTTCTTCATAATATGTGAATAAGCTCTTGAATGAAGTGCCTCCATAAAATCCCAAGTTACTATGCAACCTTCTAGTTCAGGTAATGAACAGTAAGGAAGAAACATTAAAGCAGGGCCTCTGCCTTGTACACTATCTAACAATGTTTGGTATTTTAAATTTGATGTGAATATATGTTTTTGTTCTGGACGGAACTGTGCGTAATCTGATCTGTCTTTTTGTAAACTTACTTCCTCGGGTCTCCAAAAATATCCAAGCATAGTTTGATTAAGTTTATCAAATTGAGGATATTTGAATATATCATACCTTTGTACATTTAGGTCCGCACCAAAAAACATTGGTTGTTTTGTAAAGTCTATATTGCTATCTTTATTGAATACTGATTTGCTCATAAGTCGTAATATTATATAGTACAAGCATCACAGTCTTCTCCTGAATTTGTATCTACTAATTCAGCAACTTTCTCTTTTGATACTTCTCCGTTAATTTTTGCATCACCATTTATTCCAGTAATTGGTTTTTCTTTTAAATGGTCATAAATTTTGCTAGTGTCAATTCCTGCTGGCTGTACATCTTCTTCTTCACCTTTAAAGTCATAAGTGTTTTGGTAATAAGCCGTTTTCCATCCATATTTGTATGCATTAAGCATATCCTTCGCCATTGCAGATAAAGGAACTTCATTATTTTCATAGTGTAATGGATTGTAACTCCAGTTACCACTGATAGCTTGGTCAAAGTATTTTTGCATTACAGAAACAACTTTAATATATCCGTCATTATTTTCCATATCCCAAAGTAAAGTATATGCGTTTTTAAGTTTAGGATAACCTGGAACTATTTGTTTCAATGGACCTTTTTTACTTTTTTTAATTGATAATATTGCTCTTGGTGGTTCAATTCCATTTGTTTCATTACTAACTACAGAAGAACTTTCACTTGGCATTTGAGCTGTTACTGTTGAATGTCTTAATCCGTGTTTTAAAATATTTTTTCTTAAAGTTTCCCATGCCATTCTTTGTTTATGTGGCACAATTTTATCAACATCTTTTTTATAATGATCTATTGGTAATTGACCATCTGAATATGTTGTTCTATCAAATCTTTCACATTTTCCTTTTTCTTGTGCTAATTCATTACTAGCTTTTAATAGATAAAATTGAAATGCTTCAGATAATCTATCAACGGCCTCCCAAGCGCCTTGTTCACTATATTTGTAGCCTTGTTTTGCTAGGTAGTGTGCTAATCCAATATAACCAACTCCTAAAGAACGTCTTGCTTTGGTGCTGTTCTCTGCCGCCTTAACTGGATAATTTTGATAATCAATTATTTCATCTAAAGCTCTTATAGTTAAATCGCATATTGGTTCTAATTCTGACACGTCACTTATTGTTCCAACATTAATTGCAGAAAGAATACAAAGTGCAATTTCTCCTTTTTCATCATCAATGTGTTGAATGGGTTTTGTAGGTAATGTAATTTCTTGACATAAGTTTGACATTGTTATTCTGTCTTTGAAGGATGAGTGAGTATTGCAATGGTCTATATTCATAATATAAATTCTGCCTGTTTCTGCTCTTTCTTTTAATATATCAAAGAATAATTTTTGTGCAGATACTTTTCTACTGTCAATTGATTTATCTTTTTCATATTTTAAATATAGTTCATCAAATTTAGGTGTGCCCCAGGCTTTCATTAAACTAGGTACTTCGTGTGGAGAGAATAATGTAATGTCTCCTTCAGTAATAAATCTTTCATAAAACAATTTAGAAATTTGAATTGAGTAATCCATTTTTCTAGCTCTGTTGTCTTCAGTTCCTTTATTATTTTTAAGAACTATAATGTCTTTAATTTCTTGGTGCCATATAGGAAAGTGTACTGTTGCGTTTCCACCGCGTACTCCATTTTGGGTACAACTTCTAACTGTAGCTTCGAACTTTTTAAGAAACGGAATCACGCCTGTGTGTTGTACTTCTCCACCTCTTATTTTAGAATTAATTCCTCTTATGCGTCCTGCATTAATTCCTATACCTGCTCTACGTGCCACATATAAACCGATTGCCATATCACTAGAAAAAATTGAAGGAAGAGTATCATCACTATCAACTAAAACACAACTTGCGAATTGTTTAATAGGTGTTCTAACTCCTGCCATTACTGGTGTTGGAATATTAATTTTAAATTGTGATATTGCATCATAATATCTTTTAACATATTGTAATCTATTTTTTTCTGGATAGTTAGCAAATAAGGTTGCCGCAATCATCATATACATATCTTGTGGTGTTTCGTATAATTGTCCTGTACTTCTATCTTGTACAAGATATTTGTCTACTACTTGTCTTATTCCAGCATAAGTGAAATTTAAATCTCTGTCTCTTCGTATCCAAGAATTAAGTTTTTTTGATTCTGTTTTAGAATATTTTTCCATGATGTCTTTGTCATAAACACCTGATTGGACATTTCTTTCAATTAATTTAGGCAAAGGCATATATTCATATTGTCCGTGTGCTTCTTTACGTACATCATATAAAAGTAATCTTGCCGCGGCGAATTGATAGTTTGGTTGATCTAGAGTTATTAAATCATTTGCTGACTTAATTAGGATTTGTTGAATTCCTTTAGTTGTTATTCCATCATAAAATTGAATATTAGCATTCATTTCTATTTGAGATGAGCTAACACCAGGTAAATCGTTACAAGCTTCTTCAACTACAAAATGAATTTTATTAATATCTAATTTTTCTAGTTTGCCTTTACGTTTTTGTACCTTAATCTGTGAATACGCCTGAGTTGTAGTAGTTTCCATAAAATTATTTTGTTTTGTCCCTGTCCGATGTATTCTTTAAAGTACTATTTATTTTATATTTATGATTAGCTTATTATATGCAATTTTTTTGTTTTTGTCAATTTATATTTGCTTCGTTTTTGTAAAAATTTAAAAGGGTAATATGGTACTAAAACTAAAGGTTGTTAGTTAAAGTACCATATTATAATTATCTAAGAAAATTTCTATTAAGAAAGAACCGAAACGTGGAAAAGTAAGCCTGCATTGTCCCCAGCAGTAGTATTTTTAACATAAAATACCAAAGTTTCCTTTGTTGTGTCGCCATTTTCGTCTGATAATGCAGTTGTGAATTCTAAATTAGTTTGATAAGATGCATCACCATCGTAATTATATTCATCTGCTATTTTAGTAGTACCTTGTGCTATATTAAGCATTACATTTAATTCACCATGTCTTGTTGCGTTAACTGTATTGCTTAGATATGTATAATCAATTTTATATTTTTTATTTGAATCTGCTGGTAATCTAAATAATCTTTGTGTAGTTGGTACATAACCAACTGAAGCATCAAACGTATATGAAAAAGTACCTGCAAACTTTCCTTCTATCTCTGGAATATATGCAACATTAGATAAATTTGAAGTATCAGATGATAAAACTTTTGTTCTAGTAAAGTGATCTGCGTGAGATGAATTATTTTTAGATTCAAATTTAATTACTCCAGATATTGGTCCATTTTCTGTACCACCATCATTTCCAACTAATGCATAAGAATTATTTGCACTAACATTTCCATAACCTTCTTTAACCCAAAAACCATTTTTATCTATGTTAGCAAATCTTGAATTAGTAATAGTATTGTTAATAGGTCCTGTAGCCATTGCTACATTTCCTAAATTTGTGCCTCTACCCCATACTACACCATATCCTAAATTTTCAAATATGCTGTTTGTAAAAGTATTATTAACAATATCATTATCTGAAATTATTCCATTGCTCCAACCATCTACATAAAATTTGTTAAAATTATTATTTGAACAAGTAACAACAGAACTTAAACTTGCTAATTTAATTCCTGCTTCAGCACCATTTTGAATTGCTGTTCCTGTAGTCCACGGTCCTTTTAATTTAACATCTTCAAAAAAACTATTAGAAACATTATCTAATTGCATTCCAAAATATGCGTGACTAGTTGTATGTTCAATTGTTAAACCTTTAATTGAAAGGTGTCTTGGTTGATTAAGAGTAGTTGTTTGTGCAAAGTGAGTTGAACTGTCGCCCGGAACTCTAATTCCGTTTACTGCAACAATACTTGTAAAACTTCCATCTTGTTTTATAACAGTTTTGTCACTACCATCTCCTTCGATATTTGTAAAAGGTGGTAATTTTAATGTTCCGTTAATAACATATACTCCAGCATGAAGATGAAGTGTAACTCTGCTTGTTTCATTTCCAACAGTTGCCGGGTTACAAAATAATTGATCTATTGCTCTTTGTAAAGCAACTGTTACGTCTGTACCATCTCCAGTAATACCAAATGACCTAGCACTAACTAAATCATCTAGTCTAGATTGTAAATCTCTTTTAGTATGATCTAAGGCAGTTATACCTGTTTGTACAGTAGACCCATTTAGGTAAATGTATTGATTGCTTAATTGAAATAAATTGTCGTGTTCTGTTAAAACTTTAGTATTTCCAACATTAGGTGCACCTTCAGCCACAGAGCCATTACCCAAGTATAATTCTTGAGAATCTACTGCCCAGCCAAATTCACCACCTGCAAGTTGGGGTAAACCAGAACCTGCGGTCTTTTTACCTCGTCTAATCTGTATTCTTGATATCGATACAATAGCCATATATGTCCTTATTATTTTATATTTATCGACTGTATCGTGTTTTGAAATTTAGTTCGTATGTTTAATATAGTACTGCTCTACCCTTTTCCACCACATATCTTTATAATCATTGTAGTTTTCAGGTGTTATGTTAAATTGTTGGTATGTAAGATTCCTGCAACATAAAAATACGTGTCCTTGGTTAATATTAGTACCGTACACTTCATTATGTGCTTCTGCATAAGCCACTAACTGCAAATAGTAATCTGTAACCCATTCTTCACGTTTGGGCTTGTTTGACTGTTTAAAGTCTATGATAGCAGGCATACCTTTATATTCTCCTAATATGTCAGTTGTGCCGGCATAAATTTTAGGAAAATATAATCCAACTTCACTGCCCCATATTTCATTAATATCTTTTAATCCATTTTCATATATTTTTTGTGCCATTTTAAAAGCCTGTTGATGATAAGGATTAGAACCGGGTTTTTTCCATTCGCCGTTGTTTACATAATGTTCAAGATGTTTATGCATAGAAGTTCCAACGGTAGTTGCTTCAGCAGTTATTTCTTTAGCTTTTTGATAGCCTACTTTTTTACGCCATTTGACTAAATGAGTTTTGTCTTTAGTATCGTCTAGGATTGTTGTAACACTTGCTAATTTGTCGCCGTCTGGGGTTTGATATACTCTTCTACCTTCAAGTATGGATCGGGACATTTTTTTATATTCATACTTCTCGGTAATTAACGACATTAAAAATTATTTTTCGTTTTCTTGATTTTCTGTAGTCAAAGAATCTATTTTATCTAATTCCTCAGTTCCAGTAAGATTATCGATAGCCTCAATTGGTTCTAATACATCTTGCATTTGTTCCAATACTGTTTGTTCTGGAAATTGATCTGAAGGAACAAAAGGTGAATAACCTTGGTCACTTGCTGATTCATCATCTTCACCAACAATTGATTTTACTTCTGGTACATAGTGCTTTAGCATATCTTCTACACCTTGTTGTAAAGTCATTTTAGACATTGCACAACCACTACAGGCTCCTGCTAATTGTAATTTTACAAATCCTGTTTCTTCGTCAAAGTCCAAATAATTAATGAAGCCATTATGTTGGGCAACTGAAGGTGCTACTTTTTCATCCAAAATAGTCTTGATATCTTTAACTATTTCTTCTTTTGTTCTATCTGTCATCTTGTTATTTTATGTTACTTTTTGTGTAAAGTCAATTAAAATCTTTTGGCGGTAGCTCGTTTAGCCATTTGCTTAATATCTGATGTTTTCTTCTTTTGAGTTATTTCTGGATTTGAATTATTTGCATCTGTTTTTAATGTGATGCCATCTTTATCAAATTTTTGGGTTAAGTTTTTTACGCCAGGAACACTATCGTATCTGTTTTTGAAGTTATTAAAGCTATATTGACCGCCTCCGACATTCTGCATTATTTTATTAAGAGCATCATAATTTAAATAGGCAGTTTGCCCTTTAGAATTTGCACTACTAATTAAATTTCTTAATGTTTGGATAAGGAGAGTGTCGGAAGACTCGGTTAAGCCTTTTTTTTTCCTGTGGACTTTGCTGATAATGTTTCTGCTAGTCTTCTTGACATTCTTAAAATTGATTCTCTTTTGCCTCTGTCTGCTGGTAAATCTCCACCAGTTGCAGGTTCGCTCGCTCCGAAATCGTCTGCTGGAACATCTGCTATATCATCTGTTGGTTCTACTACAGGCTCTTCTGGAGTATCTGTTCCCATTGTTGCTGGAACTGTCTCGCCTGTCAGGACGGCTACGCCTCCTGTTAATGATGTTCTTGTAACTTCTAGTGCTGAGTATAATGATTCTAATGCTGGTTTAACTTGATTAACAAAACTTTCTGATTGCTCTGAGCCTACTTCATCTCTAATTGCATCGCTTAATTCTAACATTGATTCTGTTTGCATAGACGCTGTGTCTTCCATCCAGCCTGTGATTTTGTCAACCATATCTTTAGCCGCCATCACTAATTGTGCATTTTCTTCTGCGCCTTCTTTAACTTGTACGTCTTCTTTTTTCATTGCTTTTTTAATTGCTATATCTTTTGATTTCATATAATCTTTAGAAT